GTAAGCGGGGCTTCCGCCGTACCGCCGAGTCCGCTGCCCGTGACGCCCGGGCAGCGGAACTGCACGGGCAGGGCTGGACCTTCGAGCGGATCGCGAGGGAACTGGGCTTCGCCTCCCGCGGCAAGGCGCATGACGGCGTGCAGCGCGCCTTCGCCGCGATCCCCATGGAAGGCGCCCGCGAGGCCAAGCGCCAGGATCTGGAGCGCATCGACCGGCTGATCGAGAAGAACTGGGAAGCCCTGGAGCGTCAGCACGTCGCGGTTTCCAACGGGCGCGTGGTGCGCCGCTTCGCGGGTGTTGAGCGTGACGAGGACGGCATCGAGCGCCTGGACGCGGACGGCAAGGAAATCCCGGTCTTCGAGGACGTCATGGATGACGGGCCGATCGCTGTGCACACGACGATCCTGCTGCGGCTGATCGAGCGGCGGGCGAAGATCTTCGCCTACGACGAGCCGGCGCACTCCCGCGTCGAGATCATCACCTCGGACGCGGTGGAGGCCAACATCGCCAGGCTGGAGTCTCAGCTTGCCGCCAACGACCCCGCTCATACAGGCTGACCCGGATCGCCTGCGCTACCTGCTGGAGCTTCAGCGGCGGGCATCGCGGATCAAGAAGGGCGTCGCGAGGTACTACGATGACCCGCTGGGGTTCGCGGCAGACTGCATCGACTGGCGCGGCGACGGGCTGACCGAGTACCAGCAGGAGATCATCGGCGAGCTGCCGGTCCGCAAGCGCGAGGCAGTGCGCGGGCCCCACGGGCTCGGGAAGTCGGCCATTTCGGCCGTAACCATCCTGTGGTTCGCATTGACGCGCGATGCCGCCGGAGTGGACTGGAAAGTAGCCACAACGGCAGGTTCCTGGCATCAGCTTGTTCGTTACCTTTGGCCCGAATTGCATAAGTGGGCGGGCCGCCTGCGCTGGGACATTGTCCGCGACGGCCGGCCCTTCACCCGGCAGGAGCTGCAGAACCTCAACCTGCGCCTGTCCCACGGCGCGGCGTTCGCCGGGGCATCCGCGAACTCGGCCCTCATCGAGGGCGCGCACGCCGACTCGCTGCTATTCGTCTACGACGAGTCCAAGGCCATCCCCGCCGGCACGTTCGACGCCTGCGAGGGCGCGTTCTCCGGCTCGGGCGACGGCGGCACCGAGGCATTCGCCCTGGCGCTGTCGACTCCCGGTTCTCCGGCCGGCCGGTTCTACGACATCTGCGCCAGGCGCGCCGGGTACGAGGACTGGCACCCCGTCCACGTCACGCTCGAGGACGCCATCGACGCGGGCAGGATCAGCCGCGACTGGGCCAGCCAGCGCCTCCGCCAGTGGGGCGAGCAGTCCGCTATCTACCAGAACCGCGTCCTGGGCGAGTTCCACGCCGGCGACGAGGACAGTGTCATCCCGCTGGCCTGGGCGGAGGCTGCGGTAGCCCGGTGGCGGGAGTGGGAACTGACCGGGAAGCCCGACGCCGGGCTACCGCGGACAGTCGGCGTGGATGTCGCCCGCTCGGGTGCCGACAAGACAGTTCTCGCGATACGCAACGGGCACGTCCTGACCGAGCTTCGGCGCTCCGTCAGGGAAGACACCATGATGACCACCGGTCGCGTCGTGGCCGCGATCCAGGGCGCATGGCCGCGCACGCCGGTCGTGGATGTTATCGGCATCGGCGCCGGGGTGGTAGACCGCCTGCGCGAGCAGAAGCACAGCGTCGTGGCCTTCAATGCCTCAGAAGGCACGAAGCGCAAGGACATCACGGGCGAGCTGGGCTTCGCGAACGTGCGGAGCGCTGCCCTCTGGCAGCTCCGCGAGATGCTGGACCCGTCCGGCGACCCCGACCTCTGCCTGCCTGATGACGAGATGCTGCTGGGTGACCTGTCCGCGCCGCAGTGGAGAGTCCTGTCGGGTGGCAAGATCCAGGTGGAGTCCAAGGATGAGATCGCCAAGCGGCTTGGCCGGTCCACGGACGATGGCGACGCCGCGTGCATGGCTTTCTGGGTGCATTCCACGCAGCACAAGCCCAATGCCAGGAACTGGGCCGCATCCTCCGACCTGGCAGCCCTCAGCCGTGACCCGCGTGACCGCCGCCGCGGGATGCCGGGCCAGGAGCCAGACCCCTCCCGCGGCATCTGGGATGACGACTCGTTCGCCCCGCGCGACCCTGACGAGCATCCCCGGAACCGGGCCAACGTGAGGTCGTGGCGGTAGGTAATACACGTCTCCAGCCCGTGCGGAACCGACAGGTAATACATAGCTGACCTGCGCAAACGCGGTAGGATAAGGGAATGGCCAGGCGTGCGAGCATCTACCTGAATGACGAGCTGGACGCGGCGGTAAGCGCCTCGGGCGTCGCTATTGCCGAACTGGTGCGGCGCGGACTCGGGGCGGACGGCAAGCCGCCGGTCCACGGCATCAGGATCACGGCCGATGACCGCGTTCCGCCCGGTGCCGCGCTTCTCGTCAGCGGAGATTCGGTACAGCCCCTCTGCATCGCCCCGGCCGCCTGCCCGCACCGAGGCCTGAGTCCCGGCGCCTGGTGCAAGTCCTGCCAGTCGGCAGTCCCGGAGCGGCGGAAGTGAGCCTGACCGATACCGAGCATCGCGCCCTGACGCTGACGGCCGAGCTTGCGGACCTTTTCCTGGACATCACCGGAGACGGTCCGTCGCGGTCCGGTGACATCCGCGAGGCCAGGGAAGCGATCCACGTCATCCAGCGCATGATCATGGCCCAGTCCGCAGCGCGGGCGCACCCGGACCTGTACCGCGTTCTCGGGGCGTGGCCTGAAGACAACCGCCCGAGGCTCCCCTAGGCGGTGATCATGGCCGCACCACTGCTCTACACCGCGCTGACCGACCTTGAGGTCCGGTCCCTGTTCGCTAGCTGGCCGTGCAAGGCCGGGATGGTGCTTCCGCTCAATCCGGACGCCTACCCGACGAAGCTCCTGCTGGACAACGGGTCGATCGAGCCGGCACCGCCCGATGCGGCGGACACATGCACTCCGCCGCATGTGCTGCGCGGGATTCCCGGCCTTCACGTAGGCGTGAGCAACTAGCTGACGCCGTGGCGCTGCTGCATCATTCGCAGCCAGCGGCAGACCAGCCGCGCACGCCATCCGTCAGCCGGAATCCGCAGGTGCAGTTCCTCGCCCGTGAACAGCGGGACGTGCTGCCTGGTCGGCTGGGCGTGATCGCAGGCCAGGACGGCGGCCATCGCAATCTCGCGCCACTCAGCATCGCCCAACCCGGCACCTAGGTCGCCGGTTCCGGTTATCTCCAGCCAGCGCCTGCGAACGGCTGCGGCTGCTTCGTCTCGCGGACTCGTGGCTCTCAGGCTCATGACGCCGATCTTCTCACCAGCGCCGTGAGGGGAGTTGCCCTCATGGCACGTCCGGCGAAGGTCGTCAACATCGCGGACCTCAGCGCGAAGCAGCGCAAGTCGCTGGCGGCCGGCACGGAGATGGGCTCGCAGTGGGATGCGGGCGAGCGGCTGTTCGCGGCCTACTCCGACAATGCAGTATTGGACGCTTCGACCTGGAATGCCCGAGATATAGAGCTGATGCTGCGCCGCGACGGCCAGGCTGCCGCGCTGGAGTCGGTGCTGACTCTCCCGATCCGGCAGGCGTCGCGGGCAGTCGAGCCGGGCAAGGACGACGGCGGCGAGGCCGAGTTCGCCCGCTCGGTCCTGATGCACCCCGCGACCGGCGGCGGGATGAAGACGCCGCTCCAGGACGTGATCGGCCAGCTCACTTCGGCCCAGCTTTTCACGAAAGCGTACTTTGAAAAGGTATGGGCAGTTCGTGACAGTGATGGCCGGATTACCTATGACAAGCTGGCGTTCCGCCCGGCCGCCACGTGCGAGCTGAAGCGCGATCCGCGCACGGCTGCCGGGGAAGGCTTCCGGCAGCAGATCTGGGGCGCTGGATTCGGTGCACCGCACTCCGTCTCATCCAGGAGCTTTCCCGGCTGGGTGGACATTCCGAAGATCAAGAGCTTCGTATATATCCATGGCAAGCACCGCCAGCCGCTCACCGGCACCAGCGAGCTTGACCTGTGCTACACGGCTTACCTGACCAAGGTCAAGCTGATGTTCCTCTGGTATGCCTACCTGGAGCAGCAGTCCCTCCCGAAGGTCATCGTCTACGGCCAGTCCCAGGACGAGGCCAACACCCGCGCCGACGACGTAGCGTCCATGCGCTCTTCCGGGATTGTCGGCTTCAAGCGCGAGGGCGACCCCGGCGAGAAGTCGTTCGACGTGCTGGAGTCAAGCGGCAAGGGCGCGTCACAGTTCGCCGATGCCCTGTCGTTCCTGGAGACCTGGCAGACCTCATCGGTCCTCGCCGGCTTCATGGGCCTGTCGTCGCTGGCCAGCCTCGGCCGCGGCTCCCTCGCCCTGTCGCAGGACCAGTCAGCGTTCTTCCTGAAGTCCCGGCAGGCCGTCACGGCCGAGATGGAAGAGGCCATCACCCACGATGTGATCGCGCCGCTGGTGACCCTGAACTTCGGTCCCGGCGCGTCCTACCCCCGCTTCAAGTTCGGGGCCCTCACCGACGAGTCGGGCGGCCAGCTCGTGGGCCTGTTCCAGGCCCTCGCGACGGCCCCGAGCCTGCAGGTTCCTGCCGGGCTGCTGGACGTGATCACGGAGCGGACCGCCACCTACCTGAACCTGCCGCTCGGCGCGGTTCACCAGATCATCGAGCAGGGCGCGAAGGACCGTGCCGCAGCCGCAGCAGCCCAGCCTCCCGTGCCAGGCGTTCCGCCGAAGGTCGCGGACGGGGTAGCGCGGATGGCCGGCGGGGTGAGTGCGGCGCATAAGGCCGTCCGGCAGGCCATCGCGCAGTCCGCGAAGGCACCCCTTCCCGAGGACATGTCGCAGCCGTACTCAGTGCCGAACATGGGCAGCGGGACGCAGGCGGGGTGATCATGGCCGAGACGATGCACCAGGCCGCGCCGTATCCGGCGGAACTGGCCGACCTCGTGGCCCGGGCAAAATTCCGGCCCGGCTACAAACTGTGGCTAGAGGATCGCGACCGCGGTCAGGGATGCGCCGGCCTGACCCTCATCATCCTGACCGCCGAGGCCGACACCTACCACCCGGAACGGCCGCGCCCGGTCTACCACTACTTCGCTGTGCCGCCCGCGGCCTACAACCGGCAGTCATGGCAGCGCTGGCTGTTCGAGCAACTGCACCTCGTGTCGAAGCACGAGGACATGGAATGGTTCCGGCTCGCCGCAGACGACGGAACCGAGCACCGCCCGCTGGCACCGAACCACGGTACCGGATGGGATCCGTACCTGATCACCGAGGTCGCCGCCGAAACCGACCGGCGCACCAGTTACCTCGGCACCCTCAACGCCGGAACGCCATGAGCATCCCGCTCGCCGCGCCGCAGAGTCCCATCACCGCAGGCGACACGGGAGCGTGACGGCCATGTTCCGCACGAGCGAGCCGAGCGGCCGGATCATGAGCAACGGCCAGCCCGCGCGCGGCCGGCCTGTAAGCCGGGATCAGATCCCGGCGGCGCTCCGGTCTGCCGGGCTGGAAAACACTGCCGTTGAGGACGTCGTGGCCTTCATCTACCCCGACCTCGAATCCTTCGCGAGCACCATGGAGGCTGAGCGGATCAGCAGTGCCGAGCAGGAAGCCTGCGGCAGCCTCGGAAACGTGGTCCACGGCCCGTTCGTAACAGAGGACGGCATCCTCGGCTTCATCGACATGACACTCGCGGGCAAGGCGGGGCAGCTTCAGCGCCTGGCCGACGAAGTGCGCCGGGCTCGCCGCGAGTCCCGCTGCTACAACGCCAGCTGCCTGCACCAGGGAGAAATCGGCTAGCTGCCCCGGGCCGTTCCCCGGACTTGCACCGGGTGCCGCTGGTGATCGAGCCAGCAGCCGCCGGGCAGTATCCGGATCACTAGCCAGTCCGCCGGTACCGGCTCGCTGACGGGCTTGCGCCCCCGGGGCATGCCTAGCGTACCGGGCACTGCTGGTCGGTGAGCGAGTCCGAGCAGGCGGGGCACAGCCAGACCCGGACATCATCGCTGACCCGCAGCACAGTGGCGCCTGACTCGCAGCGCCCGGTCCCGGCATGCATCTGCGGGCACAGGCAGGGCCTGAGAGCCGAGAAGAACGCGTCAATGTCGAACTGCTGCACGGTGGCCATCGTCCCAGCGTAGGCGGGTGGTCACGCTGCCGACCGCGACCGCTCAGCAGCAGAAGCAGCGGGACGATCAGGCGGCCGAGGCTGCGCTGATCGCCGCCATCATCGCCGCGTTCCTGGTATTCCACACCGCGAAGTCACTGCTGGCCCGGCTCCGCGCCCCGTTCCGCCGCATAGGCGTCAGCGGCAGGGCAGCCCAGGCGGCCATCGCCGTGGTCCTGTCGATGCCCCAGGCTCCGATGGAGGGGACCGGCCCGGCGACGCGCTGGGCCGTGCGCACCAACGAACTTAGACGCGCAGCCTTCACCGTGGCCGCGTCGAAGCGCATCCAGCAGGCCATTGACGACGCCAGGGCGCAGGGCGAGCCGCTCGGCCCGGCTATCGGCGACGCGGCCCGAGCTGAGCAGCGGTACTTCGCCCAGCACGTTCAGGCTGACGCCGGGCGCATCCGGGCTACCTCAGCGGTGGATGGCGCCGCTGACACTTACGGCGATGAGGCAACTCAGCAGCAGGCCCGCGCCGACATGGCTGACCCGCCACCCGATGGCGTAGTGCTGCTCGGCTGGAACGCGGTCCGCCACAAGGGCGTCACGCCCGGCTGCCTGGCGGCGGACGGTAAGTCGTTCCGCGCTGACCGGCCGCCCGTCGTGGAAGGCCACCCGGCGTTTCCGGGGGCAGTTCACCCGAATTGTAAATGTTTCCCCGGGCGTCCCCGGCGCGGTGCGCCGATGCTGCCATCGTCGTGACGCGGAGGCGGTGAGCAATGGTCGCCGCCGTCCAGTCCCTCACTGCCGGCAAGCCCGGCGCCACCCCGGATGTCGCCAGCCGGGTCCGCGAGCAGCTGGCACGCGACTACCCGCCGGGCGCGCTGAGCTGGATCAGTGACCTGTCATGGGCCGGACCATCGCTGATACCGCTGGCCCAGATCGACCGCAATGCCGGCGACTGGTCCGCATCGGACGACAAGCGGAAGGTGCAGTCGTTCGCCCGCCGCATCGCCGCCGGATGGCGCAAGCCCGCGGTCCTGATCCGCCGGCCCGGAGCCCCTCTCCTGTACGCCGTGGACGGGCACACGAGGATCACTGCGGCGGCGAGTATCGGCCAGCCGGTCACCGCCTACATCGGGACTGCGCAGGCAGATGCGGGGCCGTGGATGACGACGCACCACAAGCAGCTGGCCAGCGGAGCCGCCGACCTCATCGAGCTTGTCGGCCCCAAGGGCTACGTGCACAACTGGCACTACGTAGGGCCGCAGGCTGTCGGCGCGAAGGTGTTCCACCCGGGCATCGGCGCGGGCACGGTCACCGGTCACGACGGTGGCAGCGTCCGGGTCAGGTTCAACGCGGGCGGCGAGCGCAGCTTCAAGGCAGCGCCTGGCGCCGGGCGCGGGCGCCTGGAGAAGCACGAAGGCGCGGCCAGGCCCTCGACGGACCAGGTTCGCGGCATGTCCCCGGCCGGGAAGAAGCGGCCTGATCTAGGTCAGGCGCACCGTGAGTCAGCAAAGCCGCAGTCGGCCTCCGACCGGCTGGCCGCTGCCAGGAAGTCCGGCGCCGCGCGCAAATCCGGGACTGGCTTCAAGGGTCAGCAGGGCGAGACCCACGTCGAGACATACAAAGACGGCAGCAAGTGGGTTAGCAAGAACCTGCCGACCAAGTCAGATGCTGACCGCGAGGAACTGGCCGGCAAAATCTCGGACATCCTTGGCGCGGGCGCGCCGAGCATTGTCCGCGAAGGCGACACTCACGTTCACGAGCCGTTCGTAGAAGGAAAAGTAGCCGCTTCCCTCTACCGCGATGGCATGTCGGACGCCGAGATCGACGCCGCCGGAGGCAAGCTGAAAAGCCTGCTGTCCACTCCCGAGGGCAAGCGGATCGGGCTGCTGGACAAGCTCATCGGAAACCAGGACCGGCATCTCGGAAACTGGATGATCTCACCTGCCGGCAAGCCGGTTCCGATTGACCATAACTGGTCATGGGAGGGCACCAAGCAGACGATAAGCCCGTTCTCGGATGCCGTGTACGGGCCAGGAATAGAACTGTCTGACTTCTCGAAGGACCAGATGGATGAGTGGCAGTCCAAGCTGGCAGCGCTCAAGCCCGGCCTGAACGCGAGTCAGCAGAAACTGCTTGCCCGCACTATAAGATCGCTCGCCAGGTTCCGTAGCGGTAAGGATTGAGATGACGCTCGTTGTCAGGGATGCGAACGGCAGGCGCCTCGGAACGGTGTGCGTTACTGGCGGCAAGCTGACCGGGAGCAACCCTGGCGTCCATGACCTCGTGGCCGCTGCGGTGCGCCGCAGGGACGGCGCGCCGGCTGCCGTGCGCGATCTCGCCAACTTCAGCAACGGCTACATCACCATCAGGAACGAGAGCGCGCCGCCGAAGGCGCTCGCCGGTGACAACGCCGCAGTCCAGCTGAGCGCGCAGACTCCCGTCCTGTCTACGGTGCACCATCCGCTCGGCTCGCCGGCGGGACCGGGCCTGTTCCGGGTCGGGGGCCTCCAGCTCCCGGCGTACATCCAGAACATTGCTCACGCTCTGGAGCGAAACGGGCACCCGGAGTCGCAGGCCATCCAGCTCGCTATCGGTGCCTGCCAGCGATGGGCGCGCGGCGGCGGCAAGGTCTCGCCCGAGGTCCGCGCAGCCGCCGCTAAGGCCCTGGCCGAGTGGGAAGCCGCTAAGGCAGCCGCTCACTCCCACTCGAACGACCCGGAGGATGCCGTGACCGTCGAGCTAGCCGGCGCGTTCAACTCCGCGCTCCATCCCCGCGTCTCGGCCGGGGCCACCGGGGGCGGCCGGTTCGCCGCCAAGAACGCCAGCGCAGCCCCCGCAGCAGGGAAGCAGGCACCCGCCGGCCACGGCAAGACCGGCGGCAAGGGCAAGGAGTCACCGCGGCAGCAGCAGGTACGGCAGCTCCGCGAGAAGGCATCCGCGCTTCGCAGCCAGGCCAGCATCCTGGACCGCCAGGCCCACGCCCTGGCACTCGCGCACCCCATGTCACTAGGCGCGAGCGCCACGGCGAAGAAGACCGCGACCACGAAGGCTAAGGCTAAGAAAAAGAACCTGCCGGTCAAGCACAAGACGAAGACCTCGGCGAGTAAGAAGAAGATCTCCGCCCCGTCAGTCGCCACCCGGATCACGACGCTGCAGACCCGCGCGAAGATCCTCCGCACCCGCGCCGGGATCCTCGACATCAAGGCGAAGGAACTGGCGCTGTCTGCCACGGGGCCCGCTGTGGAACTGGCCGTGATGACCCCGGCACCGGAGCGCGCCGCGGGCAGGCGGAAGCTGGCGGCCGAGGATAAGGCTCTCCCGGATGGCACGGACCCCATTCCGGACCTGGACTACCTGAAGCGGGCCATCAGGTCGGTCGGCCGCCTGGACCCGTCTAAGCGTCCCGCGCTGAAAGCGCTGATCCGCAAGCGCGCCAGGGAACTGGGCGCGCTGAACGCACCCGGCGTAAAGGGAACGTGGGCATTCCAGGCGGCCAACGACGGCGACGCGCTAGAGCTGGCCGGCCCCGAGGGCTACGAGCACGGCTGGCGGTTCGTCGGCGTCCCCGGCTCCCGCGGACTGCACCCGGGCATGCAGGTGAAGGCACATCACTCCGTCTACGGCGATGTTCAGGCCACCGTCACGAAGGTGCACAAGAACGGCAACGTCGTTGCCACCGTTCACCACTCGAAGCTGTTCGGCACCAGGGAACTGACCGGGATAGCGCTGCACAAGAAGTCCGTGACCCACATCCGCGGCCCCGTCGCGCCGCCGGGGGTGGCCGCGGCGAACGACGGCGACGCGGTTGAGCTCGCGATGCTGGCTGTCACGCCGAAGGTCCGAGGTGCCGCCGACGTGACGATGGAGCGCACCGCTCCCGGCCGGGTCACCGTCATGCACAAGCCGACCGGCATGAAGGTGGGCACCCTCACGAAGGGCGTGGCCGGCTGGACCGCCGCGCACTCCACGGGCCGGGCAGCGGACCCGGCGCCGACGATGGCTGCGTCCCTGTCCGGCCTGATCGGGCTGCACAACCGGATCGCGAAGTCCGTGCCGTCCATGGCCCCGGCCGGGGCGAAGAGCATGGCGAACGGCGAGCAGCTGGCACTGGACCTCGCCGGCGCACTACCGTACACCTCGGCCGCGACATCATCGGACGGCCCGCGCGTGACGAAGATGGCCACTGCGAAGACCGCGGGCAAGAGCGCGCCCGCTGCCTCGTCCGTGTCCGCCGAGGTGCGGAAGGTCTACGCCAAGCTGATCAGGCGCGGCATGAAGCCAGCGCAGGCGATGGCCTTGGCGAAGCGGGCAGCGGCGATGCACGCTAGGAAGAGCCCCCCAAAAGCCTCAGCCGCGTAGGAGCGGCCGACAAGGTCATTGAGCTGGTCGGCCCTAAGGGATTCATCCACGGGTGGATCTTCGTGGGAATACCTGCGCTCGGGAGCAAGGTAAGGCACCCGCAGCACGGCAACGGCGTAGTGACGGGCAGCGACGGGAGGCACGTCACTGTCC